AACGGTGGGCGTGCCGGGATGGGTGTCGGTGCCGTCGCCTTTGCTCAAAACAGCCGCGATGAGATACGCCTCGTTGGCGGTGACGGTCAGGTGGTCGGCGCTCTGGCTGCTGAACCCGGCATGAAGCAACAGAGCTATGTCGCCCAGCAGTGGGCCGTCCGTCGCCTCATGCCGATCGAATGCGAGCGCCTTCAGGGCTTCCCAGACAATTTCACCAACGTTCCATGGCGCGGCAAGGATACGGCTCCTGACGGCCCTCGTTACAAGGCCCTCGGCAACTCCATGGCCTGTAACGCGATGCGTTGGATCGGCCAGCGCATCGATATCATGGAGAAGCTGATCAAAGCTGGGAGGATCGCAGCATGAACGAATCCGATCTCCTCCGCGAAGAGATAGCCGAGCTCGAAGCCCAGATATTCCGCCTCAAGGGCAGCATGCAAAAGGCCGACAATGGCGTGAAGCTTTCGAAGCTCGCGATAATCACCCGCCTTCGTGACAGGTGCCAGCGCTCTTTGGCTGCGCTCGAAAAGAGAGGAGCGGCGGCATGAGCCAAAACACCTCCTCCGCCGTCATGCAGCAGCGCAGCGAGCCGCACGATAGCCTTGACGATTTCCCGACCCCGCCTTGGAGCACACGCGCACTGTGCGAATGGCTCGTCCATCAGCAAAGCCAGCCGCTCGACATGTTGCGTTGCCGGGAGCCTGCAGCCAACCGTGGCCACATGGTCTCGCCGCTTCGGGAATATTTCAAGATCGTCGAAGCTGCTGACGTTCATGACTACGGGGGCGGCTTCCCAGTCAAGGACTATCTATTCGGGATAGACCCGCCGACGGTCGATTGGACGATAACGAATCCGCCGTTCCGTTTGGCCGAACAGTTTATAGAGCGCGCGCTAGCCACCAGCATCCAAGGTGTAGCCGTCATCGTCCGATCGGCCTTTCTTGAGAGCGTAGGGCGGTACGACCGGCTGTTCTCGCGGCGTCCTCCATCGCATGTCCTCCAGTTCTCCGAGCGCGTGGTTATGCACAAGGGACGACTGTCTCCTGATGGCTCGACAGCGACGGCATATTGCTGGCTGGTCTGGATGGGGTATCATCATACGCGCTTCGGTTGGTTCCCGCCATGCCGCAAGAAGCTTGAGCGGCCCGAGGACTATGCTGCCTATCGCGAGGTGGCGGCATGAAGTCTTTTGCGCGCTTTCACGCTGATCGCTGCACCAATTCCGTTAGGTTGATTGTCGATGAGAGAGGCCGCGGCAGCAGCCTCTCAACTTACGCAACTCTATCAGGTCGAAACACGGCCGCCACCTGTGGGGCTCTTGACCATCCACGGCTGGATTGCCGGCTGCTTCATCAAGATCCCTTTTTTATTCCCGAATGCCCGGACGGCATCGCGAGCTACCTCAAGCGGCTTATGACCGTCGTGGGCCATGTAGCAGGTTTTGAGGGTGGCCTCATGTACGAGGTCTCGGTCGTTCTCGGGCCAATCTTCGAGAAAATCGATGGCATCTGCGAGAGAGATTATCTCCCGAACCAGGCCTTCCCGCTCCTTCAAATATACGGGATGATTAAAGTTAGCGTTCATAGCTACCTCACTGAAAACGTTGGTGATCAACAAGGATGGCGCAGTGATTCAGCGCCGGCCAAAAATGTATTTTCTCTGCTTTTTCGTTTCAATAGATACCGAATGAAATTTTTCGGGGAGGCTCGGCCATGACCTTCTCAGAAGCATACGCCGTCCACGGCCCTGACACTATCGCCATCAGCCGAGCCCTGGATATCCCAGAGCATGAAGCCGACCGGAGGATTTCCGAAGAGCTGAACAAACGCCATGTCGAGCGCGTCGAAAAACAGGCCAGAAAAACGGCTGCCTATAATCAGGCTTACAACGTTCGCCGTCGAAGCCGACTACGCGAAATCCGCGCCGGGAGGTCGGCATGACGCGTTTCGCCCAAGTCGATATGAATGCGGTCGCACCGCTCCTACCTGGCGACAAAGTGGCCGGTCGTGTTGCTGCTAGAGGTGAGCATTTCGATTTTAAGCCTTCGGCGAACGGAAAAGTTCATTCCGATCTTCCTCTTCGCTTTAGGTCGCCGACAGACGTTGAAAAGCTGCTACCGACCTTTGTTGATCTTTGCGGTACCGCAATAGGTCGTCTGAAGGTCATGGGCATTGCCGTCGATATCACCTCGACGAGCGGCCAATGCTGGGTTGTCCGCTGCGTTTGCGGCGCATACGAAACCAGAAAGGCCAAATATATCAAGTCCTGCGTCGCAGGCACCAATCCTGGTGAGCATGAACCAATGTGCGACTGGTGCGGCAAGACCCGTAAGCTCCAGATGGGAATTGGCGTGCATCGCAGCGAGCTGCTCGTGAAAATCGAGGGCTACAAATGACCGAAGCCGTTCGAGAAATCTCCTTTCATCTGCCGATGCCGCCCTCCTTGTGGAAGCTCTATCAGGGCCGCGGTTTCACGATGCGCCGATCTAAGGAATACAAGGATTGGATTGAAGAAGCCGGTTGGATGCTGATCGCACAACGGAACCGCGGCGGAAAGTTTCGGCGCTTCCCCGGCGACGTCGCTGTGAGGGTCGAAGCCTATCGCGGCGCGAACAAAGGTCGTGACATCGACAATATCCTGAAGGGCATCCTGGACCTGCTTCAGTCCACCGGCACGATTTCAGACGACAAATGCGTCGTCGATCTTCATGCGCGGTGGGTTGATGAGGGCGTCCCCTGCACCGTGACGGTGAGGGAGGCGCCATGAGCAATGATTGGTTCCGCTCGTGGCACGGTGCGCCTACTGATCCTAAGTGGCTCGGCATAGCCAGGCGCGCCGGAGTTGCTCCCGGTATCGCTGTCGCCGTCGCATGGGCACTTATGGACCGAGCTTCGCAGGCGTCAGATCGCGGATCGATCAGCGGATACGATGCGGAGGGGCTTGCCTATTTCTACGGATGCGAGCCTGAGCAGGTCGATGCGATCGTCGCCGCTATGACGGATAAGGGCATGATTGCCGACGGCAGGTTTTCCAGTTGGGAAAAGCGGCAGCCGAAGCGCGAAGATGGTGCGGCCGAACGCGCTCGCGAGTGGCGCGAACGCAAACGAACGCAGGCGAACGCATCTGCAACAACAGATAAAGATACAGATACAGAACCTTCGGAAGACGCGCGCGCGCCTGAGGAAGATCCTGATTTCGAAAGATTTTGGGATGCCTACCCGAACAAGACCGGGCGCCCATCGGCAGAGAAAGCTTTTTCCAAAGCCATTCTGCGCGCAAGCCTAGACGAAATCATAGCCGGCGTCGCTGCCTATGCGGCCAAGACGGACGATCGGCAATGGTGCTCTCCGGTGAAATGGCTCTCCGATGACCGCTGGAAGGATCAACCGGCAAAACCTCCCGACAAGCGTCCTCCTAAGCCTAACGGCTTATCTCACCTGCAGAAAACTCAAACCCGAGAAGAATATTTGCGCCAAGAGCGCGAAAGAGCCGAAAGGAGCTGGAGATGAACATCCAAATCGAAGCCACACGTTTTCAGTCTCAGGCCGAAATGGTCGCAGAGGCCAGGGCGCGCCGGAAGCGGTTTGAGATTGCTGGACGTTTAGCGGCGATGAAAAAAATCGCCCCACTGCCGACGCCAGAGCCGGAAAAAGAACGGATCACGCTAAGCCCGCTTCCCCTCTGGTCGCAGTTCGGCTTGAACTTCGATGCCCACGTCGTCGAGTGGCATCTTCGGCGAGCCAATCCAGCGCTGACATACGTCAAGGATCGCTGCAATGAGCTCGGGTGGACGTTCAGCACGATCGTTGGTCCGCAGCGCCGCCGTCCGGTCGTCAGGGTGCGGCAAAAACTAATGTGGGAGGTCTCGGAGAAGTTCAATCTGAGCCTTCCGCAGATCGGCCGCATGTTCGGCGGCCGAGATCATACGACGGTTCTTCATGCTATCCGCAAGGTAGAGGCTGATACGCCAAGGGCGGCAGCATGATCGATATCCCGACCAATGATCTGAAAATCGAGGTATGGCCTATCTCGGGTATCCACGAGCGCGGCGGCCAGCATGTAGGCACATACCCAGGCGTCCGCATCACGCATCTGCCCAGCGGCATCAATGCCTATGTCGATATCGGCCGCTCCCAGCACATCAACAAGCTCATCGCCATGGACATGATCCTAGCGGCGATCACTCACCCGAAATTCCGGTAACCGAGCGGCTGCTCAAACCACGAGGGCAATGAAATGGCGGCAAGAGAAAATTGGTACTGCATCAGAACTGCTCCCGGCGCACAACGTAACGCAAAAGCTCCGGAAGGAATGCCAGGACTGATGGAGAGCGTTATTGAGCGCAATCTCCGCAATGAGGGTTTTCGCGTCTTCATGCCGACAGTCCATTTTGAGGTAAGGCACGCGCGTACCAAGAAATGGACCGAGCGCCGATTCCCGCTTTTGGTGGGATATGCCTTCGTCGACATGCTTGGCAAACAGTTCGAGGATGTTCGTCGCGTGGAAGGCGTCATGTGCTTTCTGCGTCGCTCCGCAATGTCTGGTCCATACCAGATGCCGGCCGACGATATCAATTCGCTCATGACGATCGAGGAAGAAAATAGAGCATTGATCCAGAAGCGACGCGCCGAACGTGAGGCGCGAGATCGTCGCGCACTTCATCAAACCACTCGCAAGGATCGCGAGCAGATTATGCCAAAGGACACCATCGCAACGATCTGCGGTAAGAGTCCGTTTAGCGGCCTTGTCGCGCGCGTTATTGGCCCGTCATCCCGAGGGAAGGTAAAAGCTGTGATTGAAACCCTTGACAGCATGTTGGAACTTGACATCCCACTTGAAAATCTAGAGGCGGTCGCCTAGAATCGTGGAAACTGATTTGCCGCCTGATCCATCGGGGCTCTTAATGTCGTCCGAGGGGCGCGCCCTAAAGCCGCTTGATGCGGTGTTTGGCGCGTGCGGATTTTCCTAGAGAATATGAGGCACTCCCCGGTTTGGCCACCGGGATAATCCTCGGCTCGGGGCTTAGGTTCCGAGCGACGAAATCTGGAAGATGTAGGTCTTCGGCGAGATCGCTTTGCGTGAGCTGCGGTCACCTACTTCCAGAGCCAATTTGAGGCGTGGCGTCTCAGCCGCGAAGGGCCAATGCGTAATAATCGGTCCAACAATTTGAGGTAAAAGCCTCAACGAAACGGCGTAGCTTAAGGAAAAGCACCCGGCAAAGGAAAGCAGAGCCTCTTCATAGGTTTCTCAACCGCCATGCGCAGCGGAAGGGTGATGTGGGGGTGATGTCAGTACTCGGGAGTTGTGGGGTCATGGCCCACCGTCGAGCCAATTCGCCCAATAGGGCAACGAGATCGGGCGGCATAGAGCCTAACTTGGGCCACAATCGTGGTAGCAATGGGTCCTCTGCCTCTCGACCATATCGAGAATGATGGCTAAGCCCCGAGCGATAAAGCAGCGCCCTTAACCAGGGATTGGCGCGCTGGCCTGAGGCGGTAAGATTTCCGCACATTCTCGACCAATTCCTCACCAGAGGACAGGACGGCGGATAGTCATTCGTGAAGGTTGGGATTCGTGCCCGGCCGTCCCGCCCTGAAATTCGCCAGCCTAGCTCAGTAGGTAGAGTAGTGGTTTTGTAAACCGAAGGTCGCCGGTTCAGGTCCGACCGGGGAGCCAATACGAAGGGGAAGCCGACGCGCCCCGAATATCAAGCGAGCGAAGCGTTGTTTCGGTTGCCGATAGGGTGACACAACGCCGAGCCCGTCGGCCAAGCTGGGAGGGTAGCCCGGCACCTATAACTTGCCAGCTTTTGCAATCTGTTCTTCAATGAACCGCAAAGCACGTTTCATCGAGGCAAGAATTTGCTGTTGGCGAGCTTCATACTCAGCCGTTATGTCGACCTGTGTCCCATCAAGGTTATGATGAAACAGGCGAACGCCTAGGCTTTTGGCCGTTCCAATATCCTCCTCCAATTTCATTATGGCTTCGATTTGCTCGGCTTTATATGTGCTGAGTTCCATGCGCATCTCCATTCGGTTGCAACCAAGATCATACTCCCGTCATCGCGGTGAGCAACGCTTGAAATCACTGTGTGGGAGAACGTTTTGACGCGCCCGTATCCGCCAGCAGACATGATCGAAGATACTGGCATCCGCTTCGAACCGGCGCCTGATCTTCTGGAATGGGCGCGCTCTTCCTTCATCAATGATGATGCCGACCTCCTCAACGAGGATCATGCTCATCTTCGCGTCGCCGCCATCGGGATGCTTTGGACTAATGTCCCAAATGGTCGTAACGGCCGTCGCATCATCGGCCAATGCGAGATGGGGTTGCCTCCGGCCGGAAAATGGTCCCGCGCCAGGATAGAGCTTCAGCTGCAGCAATGGTTCGGAGACGTTCCAGACTTCCTCCTGACCTTTGACGCGCATTATGCGTCGGTCTGCTCCGATGCTGAGTTTTGCGCTCTCGTCGAGCATGAGCTTTATCACGCTGGGCAAGAGCGCGATGCTTTCGGAGCCCCAAAGTTCCGCAAGATGACAGGCCTTCCAGCCTTCACGTTGCGAGCACACGACGTGGAAGAATTCGTCGGCGTTGTTCGTCGCTATGGTGCAGATGCCGCCGGCGTGCGCGCGATGGTCGACGCCGCCAATCAAGAACCCGAGATCGCCAGAGTGCGGATCGCACATGCATGCGGCACCTGCCAGCTTAGGGTCGCGCAACTGACCGGAGCCTGACATCGCATGGCCAAGGGTACGCTCAAGGATGAGGCGAAGACATTCATTGTCCAGAGCCTCGCATGCTTCGATACGCCTTCCGTTGTCGTCGAAGCGGTCAGGAAGGAATTCGGCGCGACAATCACCCGCCAATCGGTTGAGGGATACGACCCGACGAAGAAGGCCGGCAGCAACCTCGCAGAGAAGTGGCGGCTGCTGTTTGAGGAGACCCGCAAGACGTTCCTCGAAGACACCGCCTCGATCGCCATCAGCCATCGCGCCGTCCGTCTCCGCGCTCTTCAGCGCATGGCAGACAAGGCAGAGAACCAAGGTAACATGGTGCTGGCGTCGAACCTCTTAGAACAGGCGGCTAAAGAGGTCGGTGACAGCTATAGCAATCGTCAGAAGGTCGACCACACGTCGAGCGATGGAAGCATGACGCCGAAAGCAGCCTCATTTGATCTGGCGAGCATGACGGATGAAGAGCTTGAAGCGTATCGAACTCTCGCTGCCGCCGCTGAACGAAATCGAACTAGAGCTTGAGCGGCGCGCTTGCCAGCGGTCATTTGCTGCCTTCGTCAAAAAGGCGTGGCATATTCTGGAGCCCGCAGCGGAGTTGCGTTGGGGCTGGTCTCTTGATGCTATATGCGAACATCTGCAGGCGGTACACGACGGCCATATTCTCAGCCTGTTGATGAATGTCCCGCCTGGCTGCATGAAGTCGCTGTTGACTGGCGTCCTTTTCCCGGCTTGGGAATGGGGGCCGGCTAAACGGCCAGATCTTCGCTTTCTGGGGACGTCACACAAACAGGACCTGGCGGTTCGCGATAACATGAAGTGCCGCCGGCTTATACAGTCGCGCTGGTATCAGGACCGTTGGCCGGTTGTTCTAACGGGAGATCAGAACGCAAAGACCAAATTCGAGAACGATAAGACCGGCTTCCGTGAGGCAATGGCGTTCACGTCTATGACAGGTTCTCGCGGTGATCGGGTTATCTTGGACGACCCGTTATCGGTGGATGATGCGAATTCCGATGCAACCCTGTTGGCGGCGGAAACGACGTTCACGGAGGCTTTGCCAACCCGACTGAACAATGAAAGTTCAGCGAAGATTGTAATCATGCAAAGGCTGCATGAGCGAGACACCTCTGGCATTATCTTCGCCAAGAAGCTTGATTATGTGCATCTCATGCTGCCGATGGAGTTTGATCCAGAGCGGCGCTGCACAACGATTATCGGATTCAGTGACCCGAGAACCGAGGAGGACGAGCTTCTTTTTCCTGAGCGTTTTAGTCGCCGACAGGTTGATGACCTCAAACGAACGATGGGTTCTTATGCGGTCGCTGGTCAATTCCAGCAGCGACCGGCGCCACGCTCTGGCGGTATGTTCCAGCGTGGCGACTTCGAGGTTGTCGAAGCGATCCCGGCCGGCGCGAGACGCTGCAGAGCCTGGGACTTCGCGGCATCCAAGCAGAAGCCCGGCAAGCAACCGGACTGGACCGTCGGTCTCGGCATGTCCTATGCCAATGGAACATTCTATATCGAGGATATCCGCCGCGGGCGCTGGTCGCCGGCTGAGGTCGAAAAGAACCTCAAGAACACGGCAACGCAGGACGGCGTCTTTGTGACCGTTCGGATGCCACAAGATCCAGGCGCCGCCGGCAAAGCGGATGCCGAAACAAAGATCAAGCTGCTCGCTGGGTTCGATGTGAAGGCTGTTGCCCCGACTGGCGACAAGGCGACACGCGCGAAACCAGCATCTGCCCAAGCGGAAGCCGGGAACGTCAAGCTTGTCCGCGCCGATTGGAATGAAGCGTTCCTTGATGAGATCTGCTCGTTCCCCAACGGGCAGTTTGATGACCAGGTCGATGCCTTCGCCGATGCGCTGAACGAGCTCGCATTGGGCAACATGGGGCCTGGCATGGCGCTCTACGAGCTGATGCGGCAACAAGCCGAGGGTGCCGGGAAAGAAGAGCCGGAAGCCATCGAGGCTGAACTCGCACCCGGATCGGTTGAACATGCACAGGCCATCATGGGCCGCTGAAAGGATAGCCGCCCATATGCCGACCCTTACTCCTGGCGCGGTGACGCAGTCATTGGCGCAGTTCAGCACCTATGCGACATTCCAGCCGTCCAGCGGATTGTTCTCGCCTGGTCTGCCGCCGATACCACCCGATCCGCAGCCGGTTCGCGTTCAGGACTTCCCGACTGGCGTCAACCTCAATTGGACGCCGCGTGCCTATGATCCGTTCGGGTTTCCAGCGCTGCGCAGCTTCTCCAACGTCGAGTTGGTTCGCCTCGCGATCGAAACCCGCAAGGACCAGATCGAACGCCTGGATTGGCGGGTGAAGAAGATCGGCGCCAAGCGTGCCGACAACAATGACCCTCGCATTCAGGAGGCTATGCGGTTTCTACGTAAGCCGGATGGGCAGCATCACTTTGCTGTCTGGCTTCGCATGATTGTCGAGGATCTGCTGGCACTTGATGCGCCAGCGATCGAGGTACGTCGAAACCGAGCCAGAAAGGTTATCGGGCTTGATGTTGTCGACGGAGCTTCAATCAAGGTTCTGGTTGATCAAAACGGGCGGCGGCCGCTCCCTCCTGATCCTGCCTATCAGCAGGTCATCAAGGGGAGGGTGTGGACAAACCTGACGACCGACGATCTGCTTTACCATCCGCGCAATCGGCGATCGAACCATATGTACGGGTTCGGGCCGGTCGAGCAGATCATCGTTACCATCAACACAGTCATGCAGCGCCAGGCCGCGCAGCTGGCGCACTTCACGGCCAGCAACATTCCGTCTGGTATCTTGAATGCGCCGAATGGCTGGACACCTCAGCAAATCAAGGATTTCCAAGATTGGTTTGATGCAGTACTTACGGGAAACACCCAAGACCGCAGCAAGCTGAAATGGGTTCCAGAGGGCACCAAGTATCAGGCCTTCAAGGATGCTCCAATTAAGGATGAATTCGACGAGTGGCTGGCCCGCATCGTCGCCTTTGCTTTCTCGCTGCCGCCGACGCCATTCGTCAAACAGATGAATCGGTCGACATCAGAGACCGATCAGGAGCGAGCGCAGGAGGAAGGCCTTGGGCCGCTCCTGATCTGGGCCAAGCGTCTGATGGATGATGTCATTCAGGAGCTTCTTGGGTTTTACGATCTGGAATTCGCTTGGGAGGTCGAGCGTGATGTCGATCCAGAAACGCAATCCAAGATCGACGACATGGATCTCCGCAACGGCTCCCGGACCATCAACCAGGTTCGATCGGATCGTGGTCAAGACCCGTATTCGAACGCGCTTGCCAATGAGCCCCTCGTGATGACGGCCAACGGCTATGTCCCGCTGACGTCGTATCAGGACAGCCGAGACGACAAGGCAGCGAATGCAAAGGCGATGGCGGATGCCGTTGCCAACCCAGAAGATGAAACTGACCAACCTTCCGACGGCGAGAATGATGAGCCGCGCGCCGGTGATCCGGATTAAGCAGAGGATATCAACATGAAGTTTTTCGCCGCGATCTCGAAGGTCGAGGAAAACAATGATGGAACCTTGGCTGTCGAAGGCATCGCCTCTACGGAAGCCGTTGATTCCGATGGTGAAGTTGTGAAGGCAGCTGCGATTTCCGCCGCCCTTCCGGATTTCATGCGCTATGGCACTGGCAATCTTCGCGAGATGCATCAGCCGCTCGCCGCCGGGACGATCGACAAGGCCGATGTGGTCGAGGGAAAGACCGTCATTACTGCCACCGTCGTCGACCCGATCGCCATCACGAAGGTGAAGGCCGGCGTCTACAAGGGTTTTTCAATCGGCGGCAAGGTCACGGAGCGCGATGTCTTGAACAAGAAGGAAGTCACTGGCGTCAAGCTGGTAGAGATTTCTCTGGTGGACCGGCCGGCGAACCCTGAGGCGGTCATCAGCATGTGGAAGTTCGAGGATATTGATGATGATGGCGCGGCAGCAATCGTGAAAGTCGATGATGCCCCAATTGAAGTTCAGGGTTCCAGCCCGAACAAGGGTGACGACTTCGAACAGGTCTGGCGCTCATCGCGTGATGGAACCGTCCACCTGAAGAAGGCAGATCTGCTCGCCCATCATAAGGAACTTGACGACGCGGCCGCACTTTCCGTGTTGACCGGCGATGCCATGGGCAAGCTCGGCGCCATCGAGGATATGGCCAAGCGCGAGTTTTCTACCGAAGAACGCAAGGAAGATGCCAAGAGTGGGAAGGCGCTTCCTGATGGCTCATTTCCAATCGAGAATGATTCTGATCTCGAAAATGCAATCCATGCATATAGCCGCGCAAAGAACAAGGCGGCAGCCAAGCGACATATCATCCGTCGCGCCCGCGCCCTTGGTGCTACCGACAAGCTTCCCGATGGCTGGGTACGGACTACGAAGAAATTCGAAGAGGGTGCGGATCTGACGAAATCCGTGACCCTCTATGGTGTCGCGAACATGCTGCAGCTGCTTGCCTGCCTCGATGACGCTGAAGAGGTCTTCGAGATGAATGGCGGCTGGCCGGGTGCAGTGAACGCGCCGGCAGAACTCGCCGATCGGTTCGGCGCGCTCGTTGTGGAGCTTGGCGATCTATGCGCAGCGGCCCTCGATGTCATCGTTGCATCCATGTCAGATGAAGAGGCACAGGAAGCCTTGCAGCGCGGTGAATTGATGGTCGACATCACGAAAGCCGGCGCGCGGCACTCGCAGGCGGATATGGCCGACCTTCAAGCCGCTCACGATGCGCTAGTGAAGCTCGGGGCTGATTGCGGCATGGAAAAGGCCGAGCACACCCACGATCTGCACATGATCGGCGAGGGGGCTGAAACCCTGCAGAAGAGAGCCTATGACCAGATCTCGGCGCGCCTTGATGAGGTGCTGCCGCTCGTCAAGGGCCTCAAGGACGATAACGAGACGCTGATGAAGCGTATCAAGGAACTCGAAGATCAGCCGACGCCGGCCAAGACAGCTGGTTCTCATGCGATCTCGAAGGAACATGACACGATCGGCGCGGGTGCCGAACCGGTCATTACGAAGGCCGAAGTGCTTTCAATGTTGAATGAGCTTCCATCGGAGGAGAGGGCGCTTGCGCTCATCAAGATCGCTCACGGGAAGCCATTCACAATGACGCCTCGCGGCTAATCACCAATCCCATCAATTGCTCGATTGCGCACTCGTATTACTACGGGTGATGCGAAAGGATTCTCCTATGGATACCAAGACTGAAACGGTCGAGGACCTGATCAAGAGCGCCCGCGCCAACCCCTCCGAGGATATCGCGCGCCGCATCATGACCGAGGCTGGCGCCGGCAACTCCCCCGATATCGTCTCCGCAGTCCTCAAGGCTGCCGGTGTTTCTGACGATGTCATCCAGAAGACCATCTCCACGTCGACCGGCCTCGTTGCCTATGACCTTCAGGCCCCGGCGAAGAACCTCTATCCGGTCGCGACACCTATCCGTAATCGACTGCCGCGTGTCGGCGGCGGTACCGGCACGGCCACAAACTGGCGCCAGGTGAATGCGATCGTCGGCTCTGGCTTTGATGCCATGGGCTGGGTTCCGGAAGGTCAGCGTTCCGGTCAGATGTCCTATTCGACCTCGAACAAGGCAGCTTCTTACGCCACACTCGGCGAAGAAGACGCGATCACCTATGAAGCCATCAACGCGGCCCGCGGCTTCGAAGACGCTCAGGCTCGCATGACGATGCGCCTCCTGCAGAAGACGATGCTCAAGGAAGAGTTCGCTCTTATCGGCGGCAACAACTCCCTCGCGCTCGGAACGCCGACGGCTCCGACACTTTCCGTGGCAGGCACGACCGGTACTTTGCCGGCCGCGACCTACTCTGTGATCGTGGTGGCCCTGACCCTCGAGGGTTATGCCAACTCGTCCAAGCTCGCCGGCGCGCTCTCCATTCCGACGACGAAGACAATCACGGGCGCCGATGGCAAGACTTTCACGCTGAATGGCGGATCGTCCAACAAGTCTGCGAACACCACCCAGGCGGTTACGCTCGGTCAGATCCTGTCCGCCACTGTCCCGGCTGTGACCGGTGCTGTCGGCTATGCATGGTTCGTTGGCACCGCTGGTTCTGAAACTCTGCAGGCGATCACCACGATCAACTCTGCGACATTCTCTGTTCCGCTAACTGGTGGCGCGCAGGCTGCTACCACCGTTGCGGCTGACTATTCCACCAACTCGCTGGCCTTCGACGGCCTCATGACCGCAGGCTTCAAGCCTTCCAACGGTGCGCAGGTCATCACGCTTGCGACTGGCACGGCTGGTATCGGTACGGTCCTGACTGCATCGGGCAAGGGCTCCGTCAATGAAATTGACGCTCTTATGCTCGCCATGTGGAACGCCTACCAGGTCAGCCCTTCGGTGATCTACGTCAACGCACAAGAACTGAAGAACATCACGTCGAAGGTTCTGACCGGCACGTCGGCACCGCTTCTGCAGTACTTCAAGGATGCCAACAACGCAGAGTATCGCCTGGCAGCCGGCGGCACGATCGAGTTCTACTTCAACCCGTTCATGCTGGACGGCGGCATGAAGATCCCGATCAAGATCCATCCGAACTTGCCGCCCGGTACGATCCTGATGTGGGCCGAAAACCTGCCTCTCCAGTACCAGTCGAACGAAGTCCCCAACGTCGCCGAGGTCAAGACCCGCGCCGACTATTACCAGATCGACTGGCCCATCGTCACCCGTCAGCGCCAGGTCGGTGTCTACGCCGAAGAGGTTCTGGCGATCTATGCCCCGTTCGCGATCGGCCTGATCACGAACATCGCCAATGGCTGATGAACTTGGGGCCGCGGGGATACCCGCGGCCCTGTCCATTTCATGAGGAAGAAGACCATGAAAAAGCTCAAGGCGCCCATCGGGGCAGATGGTGCCAACATCGGCACGAAGCTCTTTCCCATTGACGCAGAAGGGAATGTGACGGTCCCGGACGAGGCAGCACAGACGCTGGTCGGCGTTGGCGGCTTTCAGATTCTGGTCGACATTCCGGAAGCGCCGGAAGGTTTCACGGTTCTCCAATCGACATCTGGGTCGCAAGGTTGCTCTTTCGGAACCGAATGCTACGCAACGGATGAAAACGGCTATGTGACCGTCCCTACCGGAATGGTCGGCGAACTATTGAGCCACGGCTTTATCGTTGCGCTTCCGACTGAGCCGAAGGTGATCGCGGAACCGGCTCCGCCTGTCGTTGAACCAGTCGCCACGCCTGAGCAGTTCGTTTCCGAAGAGGCACCAACTGTCGACCTGCCGCTGATCCCGCTTGGAACGCCGGTCGGCGAAATTCCGGCTTTCCAGCCGGAAGCATCTGAGCAGCCCGCAACCAGCGGCGAGTAAGCGCAATGGCGGCCGGCCCGAATGATCTCGTCTCTCTCGCGCAAGCGTATGCTTGGCTGCAAATCACTCCTGGGTCGGACGACATAAATCTTCAGTTCGCAATCAGTGCCTATTCGCAGCTCATCGCAGACTGGTGCAGCCGAACCTTTGTGGTCAGCACCTTCTCAGAAACCTATGACGGCCATGACAATGCGCGCCTGATGCTGAAGAACTATCCGATCCTCTCGATCGCGATGCTTGCCATAAATGACCTTCCAGTCAACCAGGCGACGTCCACCTTTGGGCCTGGATATACCTTCAGGAACCGGGCAGTCGATCTCATGGGAGGGGCGATCTTCTATCGTGGCCTGTCCAATATCGCGATCACTTACACGGCCGGTCTCGATCCGATCCCAATGGATCTGCAGATGGCCTGTCTCGAATGGCTGAAGGTTGCCTACAATGACAATCGTGATCGTGATCCAAGCGTCGTGTCGCAGCGAGCAGGGGACACAGAGCAGAAATTTCAGGCCGGCGGCGTGGTCACCATCCTTCCTGGTGAGACAGCGCCCATGCCGGCGAGCGTCTTCGCCGTCCTCAGTCAATATCGCAACACGCTTCCGGTCTGATTTATGAGCTTCCTTTACCCAAGGACAGTCTCGATCTCGCGCCCACAGGGACAGACGGGCATCGGGAACGTTGGTTATTCCGGTGTCGAGAAGGGCACTGAAATCCTGATTGCCTCAGGCATTCCCGCAAGCGTTCAGGCCAAGACCACGATGGCCCGCGTGCCGAACGGTTCTCTGCCTGCCGAGCCACCAGGCCCGATCGTGTGGCGTGTCTATATCCCGAATGGCAAGGTTGCTGATGGGGTGATCCAGGACCGCGATATCATAACAGACGATCTGGGTCGCCGGTTCCAGGTCGAGGCCGACTATGTGAACAGCATGGGGTGGAATTTGCCTTGTGTCCGTCTTGAGGCGCGCTGATGGCTGATGTCGTTGATGTCGAGAAAGCCGTCGCTCAAATCGTGACGAACTGCCTTTATCCTAATGGAGATAGCCAACCATCTGTCATTGGGAACGCCTGCAAGGTTCACCGCGGCTGGCCTGTGCCGTCCCAACTGGATGCTGATCTGGCAGCAAGCAACCTGACAGTGTCCATCTTCCCGATGGCCGGAGCAGAGCGTAACACGACCCGACTAACGACAGACCCGCAAACGCTCAATATTCCGGCGCCGACGATTACAGCGACAATATCGGGCCAGACGATCACCTTCGCGGGCACCGTTGCGGGAGCGCAGAACGTCGGCGTGATGATCGGAGACTGGCTGCCGGCGCAGACGGCATATATCTACCCCGCCACGCCGACTGACACGCTAACGACTATCGCGGCCGGCTTGGCCGCTCTTCTAGTTGCGGCCGGAATAGCGGCGACAGCGAGCGGCGCGGTCCTCACTCTTCCAACGACTATTATCGCTTCAGCGATGGTCGGCGTCTTTGGAACGGAATGGCAGGAACTGAAACGCCAGGAACGGGCCATCATGGTCACGCTCTGGTGCCCGACACATCAAATGCGCGACATCGCTGGGCCGATCATCGACCTTGCATTGGTCCAGAGCGAGCATCTTCTGCTCGGCGATGGATCGGGCGCCAGGATGGTCTACCAGCGCACCATGATCTCAGATGAGCGTCAGACCGTCGAAATCTACCGGCGAGACCTGATCTACATGGTCGAGTACGGCACCAGCGTGATCACGCAATACCCGCAGATCATCTCGACGAAAGCCATCGTCACCACCTGAGGAAACCTCATGAAAGCGCTGATCGTTACAGCGCCCTTCGCCTCCTATGCGAAGGGTGACCAGATCGTTGACGCCGACAAGATCAAGTCGGTGCTCGAAACCAACCCGAATGAAGTCGTGGCCGTCAATCTGCCCGACCCTCCGGCGCCGTCTGCGCCCACTTCCTCTGTCTCTTCGCAGTCCTAATCCACCAGCAACACGAGGGCGCTATCTATGCCTGTATTTCCGCAGGGCGCGTTGAACACGACGGCGCTCACTGTTCCTGATGTCTATGTCCAGATCGTCCCCCCGCAGTTCCTGATCAACGGCGTCCCCTCCAACGTTCTCGGTCTCGTTGGAACCGCGACGTGGGGTCCGGTCAATCAGCCGAAGATCGCTGGCAATATGACGGAATGGTCTTCGATCTTCGGACCCTACCAGAATCGCCTCTTTGATGCCGGCACTCACGCGGCGATTGCCTATCAGCTGGGCGCCACGGCCATCATGGGTGTCCGTGTGACCGACGGTACCGACGCCGCAGCAACGATCGTCGTTCAGACGAGCTGCATCACCTTCACAGGCAAGTATACCGGCTCATTCGGCAATGGTATTCAAGTCTCAGTTGGTCCAGGCTCTGCCGCAAACAGTTTTCAGGTGAAAGTTGCCGCTCCCGGTCTTGCCCCGGAAATCTTCGACAACATCACCGGCTCGGCAAATGCTCTCTGGGTGGCGATGGCGAATGCCATCAACAACGGCAATGCAGCTCGCGGACCGTCGAACATCATCGTCGCAACGGCAGGGGCCGGCACGACTGCCCCGACCACAGCGAGCTATACCCTTGCAGGCGGCTTGGACGGCGCCACCACGATCAACGCTACCGTTTTGCTTGGTGTCGATACGAACCCGCGCAAGGGGATGTATGCGCTCCGCGGTCAGGGCGTCGCAGTCGCCGTCCTTTGCGACCTGACGGATGCTACCAGCTGGCCCACACAGGTCACGTTCGGCCTGTCGGAAGGCGTCTACATGGTGACCGCCTTCGCATCCGGCTCTTATGATCCGACGACCATTGCGGCCGCAAAAGCCACAGCTGGTATCGATTCATATGCAATTAAGATCATGTCGGGCGACTGGATTTATTGGTACGACACCCTCAATGGTCTGTCGCAGCGTCTGGTATCGCCGGCTGCTTTTGCCGCGGCTGAACTGGTTTCGCTCTCTCCGGAACAATCGTCGCTGAACAAGCAGCTCACAGCTATTGTCGGGACACAGAAGTCCTATACCGGCATCCCATATACCTCGGCGGACGTTCAGATCCTTGCTGGTGCCGGGATCGACGTGATCTGCAATCCGGTACCGGGCGGCAATTATTTCGCCTGCCGTCTCGGTCACAACAGCTCGTCGAATGCAGTCATTCACGGCGACAACTATACGCGCCTGACGAACTATATCGCCACGACCCTGAATTCAGCGATGGGCATCTATGTCGGCAAGCTGAATTCGCCGACGGTGCAGCGCCAAGCCAAGGTGACCTTGGTGGCGTTCCTTCAGGCGCTCGCCGATCAGGGAATGATCGGCTCGTCCGATGGCACTACGCCCTATTCGGTCCAGATCGACAACACGAACAATCCTCAGAACCGGGTCGCTCTCGGTTATTTGCAGGCGAACGTGCAGGTCAAATATTTCTCGATCGTCGAATTCTTCCTCATCAACCTTGAGGGTGGTCAGTCGGTGCAGATCAACAGCACCGCCGTCCAGAGCCTCGCCGCCTAAGGAGCCGTGACCCATGCCTGTAAATACCGGCTTCGGTGCCCTGAATATCGGGAAGGACGTTGTCCTCGATATTGTCCTTCCCGATAATTCCATCCTCAACGTGGCAATCTTGACCGGCTTCACGCTCAAGCAGAACACGAAGGAACTTGATAGCAAGGGGCTGGACGGCGTGAACCGTCTCGCCTCAATCCCCGACACATGGTCAGGCGATTTCAGCGTCGACCGCGCAAGCTCCGTTCTCGACGACTATTTTGCGCAGCAGGAGGCGACCTATTTCGCCAACGGAACGCTCAACGCGCTTCGCATCACCCAAACCATCACGGAGACCGACGGAACAATCAGCCAATACCGGTTCGACGGTGTTGCGCTGAACCTGTCGGACGCCGGCAACTGGGCCGGTGACGCCTATGTGAAGCAGAAGATCAACTGGAAGGCCTCGCGCCGTATCAAGGTTCAGTAATGGCTACCGTGACCGTAAAAAAGGGTGCAACGCCCTCCGAGCAAATCGTCGGTGATGCAAACAGGGTTGTAATCGTCACCGATATCCGCGGGCGCCAAATCGGCATCAAAAAGCTTGGAATGAGCGTTCGGCGACGCGTTCTGAAGGTTCTCTCTGACGAGAGTGCAGGTAAGCAGAAATATCTTGGTCTCGTGATGGTTGCAGCGTCCGTTGTCGAGATCGATGGTGATCCGGTTTCTCTTCCGACGACTGAACTGCAGTTCGATGCGCTGATCGATCGCTTGGATGATGATGGCTTCAATGCGATCGGAGCCGGCCTGCAGAAACACTTCGGAATCGGTGTCACCGAAGAGGAGATTGCCGAAGACGCAAAAAACTAACTGACGACCCGGATTTCAGGATGTCAATGTTCCTGGTGAAGAACGGCGTTCCCTATGACGTCGCCTTCAGTCTCGGGTCGGCTGAAAAATTGGCGCACTGCGTCGCCCTTCGAGAAGACGCCTATAATTCATTCGACTGGAACTCCATGAGTTGGGTTCAAAGGACGGCATGACATGGCAGACTTCACGCTCGATAGCATGGCGCACATGCTACTCAATCTCGGCGCCGCGATGCCAATGGCGGAACATACTGCCTTGGCCGAAGCGGCTCAGATCATCGAGACTGAAGCAAAGGCTGAGATCGGCCATTATCAGGGAGCGGCTGGTCCATTTGCACCGTGGGCACCGCTGAAGCCTGAGACAATCGCTCAAAAGGCTACCGGCGACACGCCTCTCCTCGAAACCGGCGATATGCGCGACAGCATCGGGACAATCGTTCTCGATCATGAAGCCCATGTCGGATCGAACGATGACAAAGCCGTCTGGCAGGAACTTGGGACATCGCGCGGCATCCCGCCGCGTTCATTCCTTGGTGGCGCTGCGGTTCGGAAGTCTGCCGAAGTGAGGGACATCATCGGGCGCGAGATGCATGCTGCACTCATCAAGGCTGAGGTGCCACAGTTCGCGAATGGCGCAAGAAAGACTATCGATATTCCGTGATCGACTATCTCGGCGAGTTTGAAGCGATCATCACCCAAAAAGCGATGATGAGTACCAGCATTGGCAATCCAACGACCCACATCGAAAACTTTTGTCCGCTGTTCTGAAATAGCTGGACAGAAACTCTCGCTCGTCATCAGAATTCGTCATTTGGCGGCAGGAATCCCAAGTCCAGAAAAAATCTGATCAATTTGGCTCTCGATCGCAGATTTCACGTCTTGAGCATCAGCATTGCTGCGATTTCGCACGTTCAACTTTTCGATGTGCTCAGATGCCGCTTCATGCAATTTCGAAATATACATGCGGATGCCTTCGTCGGTAGTGTTTTTGCCCATAAAGGCTACATCCATAATCAGAAATCTCAGGACGATACGCATTGCTTCAATTTTGGCTTGATCCGAAGTAAAACCTGTCATGTCAACCTGAATCCCGTAAATATCCATGGCCGATGAGCCAATCCCGGAGGATGCGGCGGATGGCCTCTTGTCGAGTAATATTCTGATTCTCTGCCGCGAATGTATCAATCGCGCTCAGATCTGGCTCTTGAACACGAAGCACAATCCGATCGCTTTCAACGCTCGGGCGGCCTCTAGATTTTTTGGGCACATTAATTGTTGACGACATGAATAAAAGGTGCCATAAAATAGGCGACCGCACAAGAGGATTAGGCCCCTCAAGCGCGGTCTGACCGAAACCGAACTTACAGGAGTTCGATATGGCTAAGACCCGTAATATCACGGGCGCGGAAACGCGTCCAATGCACCCTGCGATCACCGATACAAAAATGGCGGCGCACATTGCCATTGGCGAAGTTGAGGCTGCAGCTGAATATCTGGCGCAGTTGATGGCGCGTCTTCATGGAGGCAACTGGCGCCGGCAAATTGATCACAATCTTGGCTTCGTCCTGGTTGCTGAGAAACCCGACAATCGGCCGATTACGCCGAAGCGGGAGAGAGCGTGATGAGTGTCGCCATCCGTAAGAATGACACGGCCTCTTTGAAAATTGAGCAGCTTCGCCGCGAGGCTGTCGAAAGCTATATCGAGCAGCTTATTGGGCTTCTTGACGAGATCGACGGCGATGAAAACTTGGAGCCGTATCTAGCTGACACCTATCCGGACCATTCGATCTCATTTGTCGACTTGGAAGAGGACGACGAGCGCGAAAGGGACGATTCGGAATACGGGATTGCTGACGAAGGTGGTCTTGCCGAACAAGCGCCAAGCTACATCGCAGACCTGAACTTGGCGCTCTACGCCATCTGATCACGACAATTCGAATTCCTCGCTGCCAATGAGGAAGAAACGCGAACACCAGCTTCATAGGCCCCGGTGTTCGTGAAAGCGAACCCCTGTGCGTTTCCGGGCTTGGCAGGCCGGGCGCCTATGGAGACTAAAATGCCCGCACTCAAGAAAGAAATTGGAATTGAGCTTCCTCGGTTGGATATCCGGCTGATGGATGTGACTGTGGTCGGGGATAGCCCGCTGATCGTTCATGCTTGGTCGGAGAAGGCCAAGAAGGAAATGCTCGACAAGCAGATGAAGAAGGCCAAGCCGGCAAAGGAACCGAAAAACCCTCAAGCCGACTTCGAAGCGTCCATGTATCGCCTCGCGGATGGCGGTTATGGCTTCCCAAGCGTTGCCTTCAAAGCAGCGGCGGTCACTGCCGGTACGTCAGTTGCCGGCCTGACAAAGATCGCGGCTCGGCAAGCATTCCACATTCTTGGAGAAGATGCCGACATAGCCGGCGCATTCGAAGGGTCGAAATCTCGTGTCAATCTGATCAGGATTGATGGCGGCACACCATCAATGCGCGAAGACATGGTTCGCGTCGGCATGGGAACAGCAGATTTGCGATACCGCCCCGAGTTCGCGGAGTGGCATGCAAAGCTTCTGGTTCGCTACAATGCCAACGTTCTGAGCGAAAGCCAGATCCTGAATCTTCTGAATGTCGCTGGCTTCGCGGTTGGCGTGGGTGAGTGGCGCCCCGAGAAAGATGGCCAGTACGGCATGTTCCATGTGGCGACTGAGGCCGACATGGTGAAGCTGGAGGCCGCATAATGCGTATCGCCGGTTTCGAATTTGCCGAAGGTGCTCGGTTTCAGCCGGGAGCCGAGAAGGATGCGAAGGCAGTCGGCGAGCACCTCGAAATGCTCCGGAAGCAGTTTAAGGGCGAGTTAACGCCCGAGGATGTGCTAGAGGATGCAAAGCATGACAATTCGCCACTTCATTCGTTCTTCGAGTGGAGTGATACCGAGGCGGCGAGGCAATACCGACTTCAGCAGGCAAGAGGCCTCATAAGGGCTGTCGTTGCGGTCTACGTTCAGCCTGACAAACCGGCTGTTCGACAAAAGGCGTACGTCCACATAGCTGAGCCCAGCGCTCCTCACTACCGCGAAGCGTCTCATGCGATGTCGCAGACTAAGACCAGGGAAATGGTGCTGAAGACGGCTCTTGCCGAGCTTCATGCTTGGAAAAAGAAGTATCGTGATCTTCAGGAGTTCGCAGCGCTGATTTCTATCATTGACAAGATAGATGAAAAGTCGCTGCAACCTGTAGCTTGACGACTAAGGTTACGCCGAGAGTTCCTTACAACCTCGGGCGCGAAAGCGAACATGGCAGGTGGGGCTAGGTAAGTTTTGGCTAGGCGCGGAGCGTCTAGGCAGCCAAGGTTAGGTTAGTCGAGGCTTGGTATGGCAAGGTGCCGTCAGGCAGGCGTGGTTGGGTAAGGCATCCTGGGGCGTGTTGCGCTATGGCAGGGCAGGCATGGCTACGTAAGGTGCGTCATGTCGTGGCAAGATTTGGCATCGCTACAAAAGAGATATTAGAAACCCATAGACTGGAGACGGGCTTCCGTCTCCAGTCGCGACTTCCATCTTCTCTTTATGAACCACGCCACAAAGAACAAGGGCGCCGCGAGTACACAAATAAGTATTACGAATGCGGAAATTCCCGCAGTTTGCAGTTTTTGATCAGTTAGGCACGCCAAAAGTATGAATAAAGTCATGATAATGCCAAGCGCATTGCAGAGCAAATAGCAAAAACGGGAGAATGTGGGCATCTTCTTTGGTTCGTCTGCCTCTGATATTTTGGTTTCTGACTCCAAGGCACGTGCTATGCTTGCGGCGTCCGAAGACACGAGTGGCAGCCCCATGTTTCGGGCGGCTTGCTCGACGGCTTCTGTGGCAATCTGTGGCGAAACGTCGAACCACTCGCCCGCCAAACGATGGCGATCTAGAATTCGATGGGCTTCGGCTTCGATCATTCGCCCATCTATGTCGGTTGCGAGGGCGTAAGCCAAATCTAGACGGCCAGGTGAAGCAGTCTGAAGGGCAGCAAGCCGCATCTGCGGGTTGGTCGAATAGCCGACCTTGACGGTACCTTGAGAGCCAGCGATTACGTACACATAAGAAAGATTGGTTGTCGATTGCGCTTCAACTGCGGGCTTTTGTCTTCCTGACGGTTTCAGATCGCTCAACGGTATGCTGACACCTGCCCGCATGCCGAACGGCAAGCGCGGCCCACGAATCCATAATCTGATACCCATTCAGCGCTCCGTGAAAAACGGCGAGAAGATGCGCTCTTTTCTTACAAAAGTCGAGGTGACCTATGGATGTCTGGCGGATCGGCGTCGCGATCTCACTGACTAACGGCATGTCACCGGTCTTGGCTGTCATCGCGGCCGATCTCTTGGACCTCAAGGGTAAGGTCGGCGAAGTCGAGAAAGCTTTTTCGAGCTGGAATGTCGCCCTGGCCGGTACCGTCGGGATTTTGGCAGGTGGTGCGATCATTGCCGGTGTCGCGAAGTTGGCGGAGCACGGCAAGGAGCTGATCCATGTTCAGCAGCAGATGGCTGCTGCCGGTGTTAATCAAATCGACATCGCCAAGGCGACCGCAGATTCTTGGAAGGTCGCTTCTCAGTATGGCTTAAAGGTTTCTGACGTTCTCGGTGACATCAAAGAGGCTCGCATGGTGTTCGGTTCTACCGAACACGCCATGGACTTCATTGGGCCGCTTGAGCAGATGCGCGTTGTCTTGAATGCGGTAACTGAAGGATCTGGGAATAAGGCCGCTGACGCTGTCTATGAGATGGCGCGCGCCGGCGAACTGAAGGGGCTTCAATCGCCCGATCAGTTCATGTCCTACTTCGATCAGATGACCAAGGCCATTACGGCTTCCGGCGGCAAGGTTGCCCCGAAAGACTTCCTGCAGGCGACACAGTACGGTCGTTTGGCCTCGAAGGGCTGGGACGAGGAGTTCTATACGAAATACCTGCCGTCCATGATCCAGGAAATGGGACCTTCGCAGACAGGTACTGCATTGATGTCCCTGTTCGGAACAGCAGTGCAGGGCAAGGTAACGAAGCGGTCTCTCGGGCAGATGAGCGATATGGGGCTTATCGAAGACCCGTCGAAGATCATCTATGACGGGAAGGGAGACCCGGGCGGGTTCAATCCGGGCGCCGTTAAGGGCGCCGACCTGATGACCAAAGACCCATATCGATGGGCTCAAGAGGTTTTCAAGCCGCTCGTTGAGGCAAAGCTCGGGCATGAGGTCAAGCCTGGCGACGAAAGCGCGATCCAGCTTCTCGGCGGCATGTTTGGCAACCGAACGTCTGCGCAGGCAATTGCAACCCTTCTTTTGGAACATCAGCGGATCGATAAGGATGCGGGGATTGTCGGACAGGCACAGGGGGTCGGCGCCGCGGGCGATTTACTAAAGAACGATCCAAGCACAGCGATGCGGAATTTCCAGAATTCGTGGGACAACCTGTTGACGGCTCTTGGCTCGCCCCTGGTGCCGGCGGCCGTTAATGTCATGAACTCCATCGCAGATGTGATGAAAACGCTCACCGCATTCGCGAACGGCCACCCGGAGACCATTAAAATCATCGGAGAGGCCCTTGTGGTGCTCGGCGGCGCTTTGGCGGGATTGGGAATAGCTGCAGTGGTCGCTGCAGCCGTGGCACTAGGACCGGCTGGCGCGATTGCGATAGGCATCGGAGCACTCGGAGGTCTTATCACTGATATCGTGGCGTTCCATTGGCAGGAAATGCAAGCTGTCTTTAAGGGCATTTATGACGCGATTGTGACCTTCATCACTCAGTTGGGCCAGATCCCCAGCATGATCAAGAAGGCGATCCTTGGAGGACCGGGCGTAGGCCCACCGGGATCGGCGAACGCACCTGGAACGCCTCAGTTCGAGTTCATCGAGCCGGGAGTTCACCCCGGCAAGGATGAGCTCGGCTCCCTCAATCGCTCGAGCTGGGTTCCTCCTGGCAATGGCGGCCAACCGATGACAGTCCACACGGCACTGAACGTAGACGGTCGGCGTCTCGCGCAAGCCGTCAGCACGCATATGGCGCGCAACGGTTCATGGTCTGGCTCATCTTCAACCTTCGATGGTCAGGCGATGCCTGCTCCGACGGACGTAAGCTACATCTGAGGCCACTATGGTAAAGCTCGTCCTTGGCGGGATCACTTTCCAGGATTTCGAAATCCCGGAAAAGATCAACTTCGGCGGCCGTCAACATGCGACCGTCCATAAGCTGATCGGCGGCAATCGCGTCGTCGATGCAATGGGGCCAGATCCGGACGATCCGAGTTGGTCGGGTCGGTTCCGTGGTCCGAACGCCATGGAACGCGCGCAAGCCCTCGACGCCATGAGGGCGGCCGGCGCACAGGTCGCATTGTCTTACATGAGCACGTTCCTGATCGTGCTGATTACGGATTTCAAAGCTGAACCCGAGCGCGCCTATGAAATCCCGTATCGTATCACCTGCACGGTGGTCAGCGATCCGATCAATGATGCCCTTGGCGCCATTGTCGACAGCATCGATACCATTGTCGGAAATGCATTAACAGTAGCGGCGTCCTTTACCGCTGGGGGCACATCTTCTGCTCAGATGGCGACCGCTGCGGCCGTTGGGACTGTCTCAAGTGCAGTGAGCGCCGTCGGCTCCCTTCAGGATGCATCGGCATCCACTTTGGCTTCAGTCTCATCGACGGTCTACACGGCGTCTTCCACGATCGATGGCATCGCCACCGGCCTTGATGCGACCCTTGGGGTAGGGGTCGGTACGCTGCCCGGCGTCGATCCTCAACAGATGGCATCTTTCATCACGACGCAGTTGCAGAACACTGCGGATGAATCCGCAGCCCTGTTCTCGAAAGACAATATCGACCTGATCGGCAAGAACCTCGCGCTTCAGCAAGGATGACGCATGGCCACACAAAGCTCTATTCCGGCCGTGACGACCAATCGCGTTGTCACGGTGGCCGGCGGCAATCTCTTTGTCTTAGCGGCGAAATACCTCGGCGACGCCACCAAATGGTATCAGATCGCAAAGGCAAATGGCCTCACCGATCCGATGATCGTTGGGATCGTCACTTTGACCATTCCGCAGGCCTCGATCGCCTCAAACGGCGGCATTCTGGGGGCTTGACGTGACGCTCAGACAGCCGCGGGCCTTCATCATCGTGAATGGCTCGACGCTGAACTGTATCAGCGTCGATGTCCAAATGTCGAAGACGCACAAGTCAGATACTTTCCATTGTGAGATCCCGTTCGGCGCGCTTCCTGCCGATATGGACGAAGCGTGGTGGTCAGAGCAGGGGGATATCTCTGTTCAGGTCCAGTTTCAAACGGATGCCTTTAGTGGCGCAACGCAGGTTTTCGACGGAAAGGTCGATAAGGTCGGTCACGATTTTAGCCAGCGCATCTTGAGCGTGCAGGGTAGGGATAAGGTTGCAGCTCTCATCGACAGCAAGTCGACCGAGAAATTCAACAACCAGACGCCGGATCAGATCGTACAGCAGATCGCCAGCCGTCACGGGATCAATGTCGATGCGGATGCGGTCCCATCCAAGAGCGGCAAGATCTTCCAGATCGATTACGCCAAGCTCTCGAATCGGGAATCGGAATGGACCGTCATCACGAAGCTCGCGGACATGACGGGCATGGTGGCTTATATGACGGCCGGCACTCTCTATTTTAAGCCAATCGACGAGCAATTGCCGGTCCTGGACGTCGTCTATGTGCCGCCGTCTCCCGCAAGCTATGCAAATGGCAACTTCATGACGTTGAAGACGTCAAGGAACCTGATCCTTGGGCGCCCGGTCAATGTCAAGGTTCAAAGCTGGAATCACAAGGAAAACAAAACCTATGAATACCAGGCATCAGAGCCGACGGGTGCCGGGGAGCCGCTGAATTACAATTATACGCCGCCCGGTCTGACCGGCGATCAGGTTCAAAAGCTTGCCGAAAAGCGACTGGCTGAAAATACCAGCCATGAACTGATGTTCGATCTGACTATGCCCGGCGATCCGACGGTGACGCCCCGCTTTGCGATGCAGCTCAGCGGGACCGGCACGGCTTATGACCAGCAACATGAGATCACCTCGATCGAACATTCGATGAGCCAGCAGGGCGGCTATCGGATGACAGTTTCGGCCAAGGCCAAATCCAAGAAGCGGAGCAAGTCGTGACGGGCGACATCGAGGATCTTGTTCGCCGGATCGTGGACCAGCATCTTAGTCGGCAGGCTCGGGAGCGGGCGGCGACGATCACCGCCTATGATCCAAATCGCCATGCTGTGAAAGCACAATTGCAGCCCGAAGGTGTTGAAACCGGATGGATGCCAATCGGGACCGCCCATGTTGGGAATGGCTTCGGAATTGCGATCGGACCGCAGATCGGCGACCAGATTGTTGTCGGCTTCCATGATGGCGATCCAGAGGCCCCGTACATGAAAGCGCGGCTTCACTCGGATCAGGAGCGGCCACCAGTCGCCCAAGCCGGCGAGATGGTGTTTCAGACCGCTGCAGGATTCATCTTGAAGGCCGATCAGTCGGGTGCCGTCACGCTTACTCTGAACGGCCAGGACTTCACGATCGACGCCGGGGGTGGAAACGTCCATATCAACAGCGCCGGTCTCTTCCACAATGGCAAGAGTGTCGGCGATACCCACGAGCACACCGACGTCACGCCAGGCCCAAGCAACACTGGGCCACCGGTATAAGGAGCGCATATGCCCGACGTCTCCCACTTCTGGAGCAATGACCTCCAGGTATCTGCGACTGGTGATATCCTGCTCGTCGACGGCGATGATCTGACGACACAGCGCATTATCCGGCGCCTGATGACCTCCGTTCAGGCATATATCTGGCACCTGGATTATGGAGCCGGCGTGCCGGCACAGGTCGGATCTCCCCTGAACCTTGATTTGGTCCGCAGCATCATAAGGGCGCAGATCGCGCTCGAGTCCACTGTGGCCAGAATGCCAGCCCCGACGATCACAGTCACTGAAATCCTGAACGGCGTATCCGTCTCGATCCTCTTCTACAGCGCGAAAACGGGGCAACAAGCCACGTTGTCATTCGACGTCAACAGGTAGCGGCAACTATATGGCAACGTTGAATATTAAGTCGCTGACCACTCTGGTCAGGGATCAGGCTACGGCTATCCAAGCGAAGGCCAATGCGCTGATCGATTTTACGATCGGCTCGGTTCTGCGCTCGATGGTCGAGGCGAACGGCGGCGTTGGTCTTTGGCTTCAAGGCCTAATCCTTCAGGTCTTGGCGCTGACGCGCGCGGCTACTTCGATCGGCACAGATCTCGATACATGGATGTCCGACTATGGCCTGACACGCCTTGCGTCGACCGCATCGGTTGGCAACGTCACCTTTTCTCGGTTCACCCCGACAACGTCAGCGCTTGTTCCGATCGGAACGCGAGTTCAGACTTCGGATTTTACGCAGACTTTCGTCGTTACCGTCGACACGTCTAATCCCGCATATAGCGCCACATCGGGTGGCTATATCATTCCAGCGACCGTTTCGAGCGTGACAGTGCCCGTCGCTGCGCAATCTGCCTCGTCCGGCGGCAACGTGCTGGCAAATACAGTTTCGGTGATCCTAGACGCGATTATCGGCGTCGATACCGTCAACAACTCCGCTGCATTTACTGGTGGCACAGATGGCGAAAGCGATGGCGCGTTCCGGGTTCGCTTTGTCAAGTATCTCGCATCTCTGGCGCGCGGCACGGTCGCGGCGATCCAGTTTGCAATTTCCAGCGTTCAGCTTGGCATCCGATCTGTCATCCTGGAGAACGTGAATTATGCGCTCGCGACCCAGCGCGGCAACCTGACGATCATCGTTGATGACGGAAGCGGATCTCCGCCGACATCGCTAATCAACAGCGTCTATCAAGCCGTGGATGCGTATCGCGCGGCCGGCATAACCTTTGGTGTGTTTCCACCTTCGGTCATTTCCGCGAACGTGAGCACCATCATCGGGGTTGCCTCCGGCTATGACGCGCCCACCGTGAAGGGTGCCGTAGGGCAGGTCGTAACGAATTACATCAACACCCTCGGGATCGGTGCAACGCTGCCTTACACACGGCTTGCGCAGGTCATGTATGACGCATCGCCTGGCGTCACATCCGTTTCGAGTCTTTTCCTCAATAGCGGAACTTCTGACCTCGTGCCGACGGCAATCCAGGTCATAAAGTCCGGCATAATCACGGTAGACTGATGGCCACAGGTGATCCGGACGATATGCTTGCCCGCATCAAGGCAACGGTGCCTGATGGTTGGTTCCCAAGCTCTTCGCCTATTCTAGATGGCCTCCTGACGGGCTTTGCCAATGTCGCCTCGTGGATCTATGGGCTCATCGTTTATGCAAAGACACAAACGCGCATCCTGACTGCGAGCGATGGCTGGCTCGATCTGATCGCGTTTGACTTCTTCGGGCGCCGAATGCAGCGCGGCTCGCGAACCGATGATGCTTATCGAACGGCAATCATCGCCGAATTGTTTCGCCCGAGAAACACGCGGCAGGCGATTATTGATGTGCTGGTTGGCCTAACTGGCAATGTTCCTGACATCTTCGAGCCAGCGCGCCCGCAAGATACAGGCGGCTACGCTCCCGGCCCTGTCGGCGACGGCCGTGGATATGGGCTCGCATACAATGTGGCAGGCGGCTACGGCTCGCTCCTCATGCCATATGAAATCCTCGTCACGGCCCATAGGTCGCCCAGTGGCGGCATTCCAACGGTAATCGGCTATGGAGGGCCAGCCGGAGGCTATTCAACGCCCTCGACCTACGAATACGGCAATCTCGATATGATCGCAGGATCAGTGACGGATGCTGACATCTATAGCGCCGTCGATAACGTGCGCGCCGCAGGCATAACGGCGTGGGTCCGCATCGATGATGGGATCAACGAACCGCCAAACGGATATGTGTATCTTTTTGGGAATACCGGGTCCGCAATTGTTCAATTGAGCGGTCAGGTCTCTGACGTCGGCTATGTCAATCTGATCGGCAAGCTTTAGCCACTCCTTAAAAATTAATCTCTCTGATTGGAGAACACCTTGAACAGACATATCGTCTATCCAGGGCAAATTCCGCTCGACACGGATCTGCTGAATGCAATTCAGGATGCCTTTTATAGTGATGGATGGCTCGCGCTTTCCACCATCGGCTTAGGCACTGCAGTTGTCGGGCTTGCCGTTACGCCAACGGTTCCCGCCTCGCTTCAGGTTGACGTCGCACCTGGCGCGATCTACAGCCTGCAGACTGTGGACACTTCGGCCTATGGTTCTCTAGGCACGGATTCCAATCAGATCGTCAAGCAGGGGTTGGCCAAGTCATCCTCTACGCTGACCATTACGCCACCAGCGACAACGGGGCAGTCTCAAAATTACCTCGTTCAGGTGGCTTTCGCTGAGACTGATACCGGCGCGATAGTGCTCCCTTATTATAATGCGGCAGACCCTTCGGTCGCATGGCAGGGGCCAGCCGGTTCTGGGACCGCGCAAAATACCGTTCGTCAGGACAATTGTGTCATAGCCCTGAAACCGGGCGCTCCTGCGGCTACGGGCTCCCAAACGACGCCGTCTCCTGATCCTGGCTATACTGGCATCTATGTTGTCACAGTCGCGAATGGCCAGACGACAATCACGAGCGCCAGTATTTCAAAGGTTGCAACAGCTCCCTATTTCCCGACACTTCCGCAGATCCCGGTTGCCGTTCAGAGCGGCACATGGGTATTCGCTGTGGCCGGCGGCTCGGCAAACGCGATCACGGCGACCCTGACCCCGGCGCCATCGTCCTACAGCAACGTCGGACAGATCATTTTGGTGCCAGTCGCCACGAATACCGCAGGTGCCGTGACGCTCAATGTGAATGGCCTCGGGAACATTCCAGTCTCAGTTGGAGGCAACGCGAATATCCCGGCTGGAACTTTTGTCGCCAACATTCCGATAGCGATCACCATCGTCAGTGGGGTGGCTTATGTTCGGTCTGGTGCAGCCAATTATCTGGGCAGTACGGTTTTCAATACCGTGGGCACCTCTACCTATACTTCGTCTCCAAACTGCACCTTTAGAGTGATCGAAGGTTGCGGCGCGGGTGGAGGAGGTGGCGGCTCGAATACTGTCTCAGCCGGCTCGTGTTCTGCGGGTGGGGGCGGAAGTAGCGGCGCGTGGGGCCGAAAGCTCATTGCAGGCCCGCTCGCGCCTCAAACGGTCGTTATCGGGGCGGCCGGTCAAGGTGGCGCTCTCGGCTCGAGCGGAACACCCGGCGGCTCGACGACGTTCGGCTCGTTGATCACCCTACCAGGTGGCCCGGCCGGGACGGTCGGTCTCATAACTTCCGTACCAGCTGTGAGCAGCAGTTCGTTTCTCGGTACTTCTCCCTCTGGCGTCGATTATGGCTCTGGGGGGGGCGCCACCTATGCTGGCTTCAATCTTCAATATTCGGCGATCGGCGGCGCTGGCGGATCCGGACCTTATGGCACCGGAGGAACTGCGGCTGGGCAAAACGCCGGAAGCTCGAGCAATCCTTCCAATCTCGCCGGCGCGAATGCTCTTGGTTACGGGGCAGGCGGGGGTGGTGCATGCAGCATCAACACCACAGGCGTCGCAGGCGGCAACGGCAGCCCGGGCCTTCTAATCGTCCATGAATACGGGATTATCTGAATGAAAACCTACGCAAGAATTCAGAACGGTCTTGTCGTTGAGCTCATCAACGTGGCTGACAATCTCGTTCCCGGGAAGGACATCTTCACACCCGATTTTGCATCGACCCTAGTGCAAGGCGATGGGAAGGCTGCGATTGGTTGGACATATGACGGGAAGAAGCTATCGGCTCCTGTTGTGCCCGATCCGACATCGGAAGATCTCTTGGCCTATGCGGCATCCAAGCGATTTTCGGTCGAGACGGGCGGCATTTCTGTGAATGGATCGAAGATTGCCACGGATCGCGCCAGCCAGTCGCTGATTACTGGTGCCTATAGCTATGTGCTGGCGAACCCGAGTGAAACGGTGAAGTTCAAGACGGCATCCGGCTCCTTCGTCGAGCTAACCGCCGCCCAAATGACGGCGATCGCCAATGCGGTAGGCGCGCATGTCCAAAGCTGTTTTTCGGCTGAAGAGGTGGTTTCCGCGGCGATTGCCTCCGGGACAATCAAGGCATTCGCTGACATCGATGCGGCCTCGTGGCCCACAAACGCCTGACCATGCTCAGAAGCAGGATCAAACCATGAGATTGAAGAAGCTTGCTGTTGGGATTATCGCGTTCCTTGCGGTCGCGCCGGTCGCATATGGCCAATCTGTTACCGGAGCGATCGAGCAGCTCCCTATCCGAACTCTCTCGCACGTCATTGGGCATGATGGAACCGGTCGCGTCGGTCGCGAGCCAGTCACGGATTTCGTCAAGCCGGGATCGACGTCTCCAACGACTGGAAATCTTGCTTGCTGGGGAACAACTGGCAATCTGATTGCAGATTGCGGCACGCCCGGTTCGATGGCGTTCCAGAATTCAAATGCCGTGTCAATCACGGGTGGCTCGGTTCCCGGCGATCTCAACAGCACCGATGCGGTGACCGGTATTTCCGTCCTGCCCGCAGGCGGTGACCAAGCCCACAACAACACCCAGCCAACCCTCATCCTCAATAAAATCATCAAGGTGTAACCGATGGCCGGTGTTCGGATTATAGACCTCCCTCCGGGCGTTCCAACCGCTGCAAGCAAGGTAGCGATTGACCTGGCCGTAACCCAGAGCGCCACTATCGCCCAGATCGGGGATGTCGCACGCCCATTCGCTTCGCAATCTGAAGCGGAGGCAGGCACGAACAATACCAAGACGATGACGCCTCTTTCATCGGCTCAACAGCTTGCGGCTCTAGGGCCAACGCTGTTCGCTTCTGTTGCAGAGGGGCTTCTTGCGTCTACCTGGATCGGCGAATTCGCGAAGGCGGGACAGGCCAAGATACCGGATGTCGTTCAGCGGGTTTATGTCGAGGACCGGAAAGCGTACTTCGCGGTAACGGCAACCCAGCCAAGCCATGCGCTGTGGTTCCTGAACGGCGACCGCTATTTCGAGATAGATGAGGATCAAATCACTCTCACAATGGCCGGTGGCGATCTACAGAAAGCCGTGGATGCGTCTTTCGCGAAAGGGCTATCGACAATCCCGTTGCAAGGTCTGCTCATATTGACCCAGCCTATCTTGATGCGCGCCGGCGTTTCATTCTGGTCGATGCCCGGTTCGGCGATTATCACGCAAGGGAATGGACAGAACCTTGCTCGCCTGCTAGATTGGGATACGCTTTCAGCGCACGGTGCATCAATGTCTGGCGTTGCCGTCCTTGGCAATCAGGCCAACAATTCGCAGATATTGGCCGATAGGTTCGGGCTGTTCATCGGTGGCGCAAACGATGTGCAGATTACCGATTGCGAATTTGGGGACATCAACGGTTATGGTGCATATGTAACATCTGGCCTCCGCGTGCGCATCGTCCGGAATACCATTCGGGATTGCAACATCAACGGGATCTTCATTAACCAACCAGACCGACTAATCAAATCTCAGCACATTATCGCGGATAACACCAATGCAGGCTACATTGGCTCTCATAGTGTCATGCTATATCGGTGCAACAGCGCCGTTGTTGAGCGAAATTTTATCATTGGAAATGCTTATCGCGATATCACGGTTAACATTTCAGGATCGACCGTTACACGCATTAGCGGTCCTGACTTCTCGAACGTGAAACCGGGCCATTATGTCATATACAATTCAGGCTTAGAAGCGACGGTGACTGCTGTTGTCGATGCAAACACTTTGACAATTAACCAAAGCGCTTCGCTCTCTGGTATTTCCGCAACAGTTGGTACGGGCGATCTCGTCACCACTGTCGGCGGTATCTTTAATACCATCCGGGATAACGACGTTTCTCTCGGCATTTCGCTAGGGATATCCATTACCGCATCGGATGCGCTTGGTGATGATGCGGGGGCGTATGTAACCCGAAACATCATATCAGCCACCGGCTCATCTGGTCTTTCGGTTCAAACATCAGGAAGCGCTGCGGTCAGCAATGCGACCTTCGATAATAATACGGCAAACGATTGTGGACTCAACGGTACTGCTGGGGACCCTGATTTCAACACTGCTTGCACCATTTCTGGTGATACAGCATCGATCATCGTTCGCAATAACCGTTGGTTATCCTTCAACTCCAACCGGGGTCTCAACGTTCTCACGCCGGGGGGAGTGGTTAGGGCGTCTGACAATACCTCGAACACGGCTGACGACACTATCGAGAACGGCGCGACAATCGTGCTAGACGGCAACTTCAACGGTGCCGCCGTGAACGATATGGAGGTCTATGAGGATATGATTTCCTTCAGTATCTTGACTGCGGCTACGCCGCCCTCCCTGGGGCCGACATTCTCTATCACCCATCGTGTCATTCCATCACGCGGAAAGCGCGCCAGCTGCCAGATGGTTGGCACGGCGGATAACGTCCTGCCGGTAGTGACCGCAGCGCCCGAAGATCAGGCGATTTCCGGCTTCCAGATAGTTGGGTCACTGGCTGCGAATGCGTCCTATCGGTTTCTTGTCCGACTGTAAGCCTAGTTCAACGCACCTCTGATGCGGTTCCAGCATCCAATTTCTTCTGCTCCCTGCTGTAGCAGTTCGAAATCGTAGGATCGATAGAGCGCGTACTCAGCCTGTATATATTCTCGTAGACTCATAGACCTAGGGAAAAATGTATCTTCGACAGAAGATTGCGGCTTGTGGAATGCCATGCCAGTTTTGTAGGGCAGCGAGTGATATTCTGCTATTTCCGGATAAATCGGCCAAATATAGCTTGAAAATAACGGGTTCGCGAAGAGGTGCCTTCCCGCCAATTGACGCTCAATTCCAACCGCCTGAAGAAGGGACGATGCGAGTTCAAAGAAAGTGACTGCAGTCGGATGGTTCATGGTGAAGAGGCTGTTTTCAGACTTCGCCAGCTCTAGGAAGGATTTGGCAAACTGGATATCACATTGCTCGTCCCTTGCTAGGAGAATGTCTGCCGATCTCTCCCACATGTCGAAGTAGCCGATCCTCGAATAGACGTCAGCGTTAAAGAGTCTTTCGCACTCCGTTTCGCTCTTACCGTTTAGGAATGAATATATAATCAACTTGCTATGGTACTCCCCCATCGTCCCGAGCCACCGGTTCTTGAAGCGACCGAAGTAGGTCATGTCAGGGTGAACGCCATCGAAGCGCACGCTCGTAAATGTCTTCAGGCGCTCGCCAAAAACCTCGCGAAGTGAAAGGGTGTCGAGCGGAGCAAAAGGTGATCCAGCATTAAAAGAGAACACCAATTCGTCGCGGAGATGGGCTTCGTCAAGCATTCGCATCGCCGAGGTGTGAGAAAATGAACCGGGCGTTACAACATCGGTCAGGCTGATAAATCTAACCTGCGATTGGGATAATGTGGCGAGTATTTGCGCCAATGGCCACGCCTGACAGTTTGCAATTACACATAGCCGCGCGAAATTATTGGTGATCATTTTCTCTTCAAGCAAGTCTTGCGTAGTATCGGAAAGGTTGATCTTGCCACACTTTTTCCGGGTATCCAAGTGCAGACGCCTCGAGTTGGCTCACTAACCCTTCACGGTCACATTTGACCCTATCCGCGCCGCCCTAAACTCGGTTCCGATCACAACTGGAGCCGTTCATGTTCAACGCAACTGTCCTCGCCGCGATTCGATCAGTCGCCTTAGCGCAATAGTTGCGATCCAGAAAATCCGTATCCGTTAGGAAAGCCCCATGAAGCCCAAACTCGTCCCGAACGCGGGGCGGGTGCTTAAGCGTTCGCTCAGTCTGCGGATGATCGAGGCGTTTGTCGCGATCACGCTGCTCGACTTGGCGGCGTCGCTGGCGCCTGCCGTAGCGTCATACCTTCCTTTCAATCCTGTCTGGCTTCTCGCCGCTGCGTCCGTCTGCGGTTCGCTGGCGTGGGCCTTCCGGTTCGTTCTGCAATCCAAAATCTCAGGAGATCGCTATGCCGATCAATAAGCTTCGCGCCACGCCGCGGGCGATGGGTGCTATTGCCGCGATTTCGGCCGCCGCAGTCGCCGGATATGTCGCGATTTTTCCCGGACAACCTTCCGTCCATGAAGATACGGCTCTCGCCATCAAGACGCTTGTCGTTCCTTGGGAGGGAGATGCCCTCAAGGCCTATCTGGACAAAATCGCAAAGCCGCCCGTCTGGACGATCTGCAATGGCGATACCAACAATGTGAAGCCGGGCATGGTTGAAACGCCTGAGGGCTGCAATAGCCGATTGGCGGTCAAGATGGAGCGAGACTATCGACCTGCGCTGGTGAAATGCATTCCTAGTTGGGATGCGAGGCCGCTGAGCTGGCGCAGCATGATGATCTCGCTCTCGTGGAATATCGGGACAGGTGGCGCTTGCAACTCAACCGCCGCTCGCCTCGGCAAGGAAGGCCAGTATCTGGCAAGCTGTAACGCCGCAACGGCATTCAACCGGGCCGGCGGCCGCGTGATCATCGGATTGGTCAGGCGTCGAGAAATGGGAGACGCCAGCCGGATCGGTGAAGGCGAGCTTTGCGTATCTGGTTTGGCAGGCGCGGCGAAGCCCTAGGAAATTAATGCCGACCGCGCAGCTTGATCAGGCAGCATCAACGATTAACCGTTGGACCGGTTCGCCGTTCTCGTTGAGGAAGGTGGCAACGACATGGCCGTCTTCGATCTCGCAATGAACGCTTCTAGCGCCCGGCGGTACCTCTAGTCTTACCTTCACGGGATTGGGCTGTGGGAGCGCAGGATATCCACTACTGCCACCTATGCCGAATCCATAGGAACCGGCCGAAGAAGAACCGCCTCCAGAAACGAACTGCCCAAGGGTGGACATTCCGTTTGAGCCATAAGCGATCGCATTGGAGGGGCCGGAAATGCCACCCCCGCCACCAATCCAAGTTCCATCTGCAAGTTGCTTCACGTCAAAACCTCGCGGGTTAGCCCTCTAGGTCAGCATATCCAATTCTCACTAAAAAAGGAATCATCCCATGCGCATATTTAGCCTGGTGGCAGTCGCCGCCATGACGATCTCGCTCGGCTCCTGCGCAGCCCTGCAGAAGCTTTCCAGCACTGAAGTGCCTTATAGCTCCATCCTCGTTGCCGCAAACGGCGTGGATGCGGCGGAAACCACGGCGAAGAACTATATCGTGCTCTGCACGCCCAATCCGGCCCCGAAGGGCTGCGATGACGCCCTCATCAAGAACAAGATCGTCCCGGCCGTCAAGAACGCCCGTACGGCCCGCGATGCTGCTCTCAAATTCGTCACCGACAATCCGAATGCAACCTTCGGGCCGGCGACCTTGACGAGCGCTGTCTCGACTGCCGTAGCGACGCTGCAGACGATCCTCACCCAGAACAACATCTCTTCGAACTAACAGGAGCCTCCGATGAACATTCAGCTCATCGCTTCATTTCTTTCCATGCTGCTCTCCGTCATCCCGCAGATGACCAATTCCCAGACCGTCAATAGTGTCGTGACGTGGCTTGAGCAGATCATTCCAACGCTGGTTCAGGAATATTCCGACCTTCTTCCGGTCGTGAAGAACATCATTGCCCTTCTGAAGCAGAATTCGGCCGTGACTCCCGATCAGGTCTCTGCGCTTCAGGCTCAGGAAGTCGTGATCGATAAGGCTTTTGATGACGCTCTTGCGGCCTACCTCGCCAATCATCCCGATCCGGCTCCTGCCGCTTCTGCCAGTTGAAGCTCTTCCAAGGACAATCCCAATGAACTCGAACCTTGTTCACAATCTCATCAATGTGGTCATCATTCTGGTGGCTGCGATTACGGCCGGCCTATCGGCTTGGGGCTGCACGACGCTTGCGACCGGAGCACTGGACTGCTCGGCATCCACCATCCCGCCGCAGTATTCCGGCGCGCTGATTGCGCTTCTCGGTGTCCTGAAGATGGCAATCAACATTTCACGGGATGGGCTATCGGGCCTCACCAAGACCCAGCCTCCGGTCGATAAGGGCCAATGATGCCAAGAAGCGTCGCGCTCACGCTTTTCTTCCTCTGCGCCGGCACCCTTGCGCTTGCCATCGGTGCCGGCCTCCTATCTATCCCACATTGAAAGACGTGAAATGACGCCACCGGACGATGGGAGCATGCATCATCAGATCGGAAATCTCACCGCCAAGGTCGACATGCTGATCGAAGCATCGAGGAGGTCTGAGGAGAAATCGGACCTCAGCCGATCGCAAATGCATCAGCGCATGGATCATCTCGTCGACCGTGTCGGCAAGGTCGAGGGCAACATCGCCGTGGTTCAGGAAGACGTCAAAGAGATGAAGCCGACCATCGATGAAGTGAAGGCCTGGCGACAAAGAGGCATCGGCGGCTTGTTCATCGTCGGCATCGGCGCATCGGCCCTGTCTTTTTTGATCACGACCTATTTCTCGAGCATCCTTTCCTGGTTGGCGAAATCCGGTCCGTAACGGTGATCGCCGATCTTCCGCCCAAGGAAGACGCCCCTCCGAAAAAAAAGCCCGCGTAAAGCGGGCTGAATTATGGGAATCAAGCAATGTGGAGGAGAAGGGGGTCTCCTGCAATACTAACGCTCAGCGATCAATATTGTTCCACGCAACCTATAAAAAACTCTGCCTCGGGGCCACGAGGCAGAGCTGGGGTATGCGAACATCCGAGGGCAGCTGTCGCATGGGGGTATTTTAGAGAACGTTTATGAAATGAAACTGAAAACCCTGCCGGACGCACCGGCAGGGGCACTTGGCAGGAGTCACACATTTTAATGCGAGCGGGGTGGTAGCACGAATGCTGCTCGCGAGACATAAGCTAATATTGACCGAATTTTTTGTGAAGAGTTTTACAACCGGAATTTATTGCCGGTGAAGGGCGAAGCCGCGCCAATGGCTAGAACCTCTTGCCCGCCTTGGGCTGAGGGTATTCATCCCACTTATGCTCAAAGCAGTACCAGCGAGTTTCGCCCTTGCCGATGTTATACCCAAGACTGCCCCACACCTTGCAACCGGGATGCTCGCACCAGTGTTCGAAAAGGACAGAGGGCGCCTGACGCGGGATAGCGTTGGCTTCATCGCTCATCAGTTTAGACCCGAGCCGCGCATGTGCCGCATCGAGGATGCCAAACTCCCCGAAAAGTTCTCGAGGCTTTTCAGCGCATAGGCAAATTGCACCTTGGCTCTTTCATCAGGTGTTCGCTCTCCTGATTCTTTCAGATTGGAGCCGACGCGCGCCAGCACATCATCGATGTATGCGCCGATGTTGCCGGATGCCGAGCCGACGCTCGCTAAGATGTGGGCCATCAGAAGCTCATGCATCAAGCAGCGGCCTTTGAGTTCGGTGATCAGCTTTTCCAGATGATCGGCACGTTCGTTATCCATTTCACACCTCATTTTTCTTTCGCTGGCAGAAGGATGAGTTCGTCATCCGCAAGCGGCCGCTGAAGCGCCTTCGCTTCTTCCCACGGCGCTGTCAGCCAAGTTTCGATCTCATCCTGATTTCTCAGGATCGCCGGCATTGCCTTCTGGTGGATCGGCCCAACGATACCGTTCGGCTCCGTAGTCAGGAAACCGAAGAGGTCGACCGTAATCTCTCCCTCCTTTACCTTCCTCACCGATCGCCATTGCGACACCCATAGCCCTGCGAAGAACATCAGCGGTTCGTCGGCGCTTCCCGCAAACCAGGCATTAGGCGTTCTGCCGCCCTCGACCTTGCTCGCCGGATCTGGTTCGGCAAATCGTGTGAAGGGAACCACACAGCGATTTTCCACCCCAAGCCATCTCTTCCAATGCTTGCTCGAGGTGTTGCGAACGTTTGTCGTTCCGCCATCGGGTTCCATCCTCAGAAGCTCGTCGAAGTCGACATGCTTGCCCTTGGCGCGCAGCTTATCGGCGCGCTTGGTGGCGGCATCCAGTTGGGCTTTTGGGGAGGAGGGCAAGCCCCAGCGAACCTTGGCAAGCTCCCGGCCGGCTGGCGTGTTCCGAACAATCGGCCCCATCCGATCCGGATAGAGATCAAGCTCCGGTTCGAGGTTGCCGATACTGTCGATCAGCGCCTTCGTGATCTGCCGAATGGCTTCCTGGTTGGTCGAGAGATTATAAAGATTGCACATACAAAACTCCTCTATCCCCGCGCCAGCGATGTGACGACAATATTCGCCAAGCCTTTGAGGCCGCATTTCCGGCACCTTAGAACGCTACTGGCGCCCGAGACCGGTGCATCTTCCCCAAGAGCCTTCTTTAGTTTGACGGCGTCAATCTCGCTCTTTCTCCCGCACGAGCAATGCGCATAAAGCCTATGCCATTCCCTCAGGTCGGAAAAGAGAAGTGCATCCTTCCTGTGCTCCTGCGGGTTGACGTATCCCATTCGTTTCGCCCACTCGTCTGGCGAGAAGTGATAGTGCATCTTGCAGCGGTTATAGACCGTGCTTTCGGTGCGCTTGCATCCCAGCGACTTTGCGACGAGCGCTGGAAGCGAAGGCATCGACAGATTGCCATGCTCTTCCATGAGAGCCGCTGGCTTGATCCGTTTGAGGATCTCGCAATCCTCGCAGATGAAGTCGATTGTTTCGCCCTTATAGTCTGCAAGCATGTTCGGTGGAGATTCTACGAGCTTAACGTGCGACATCGGGTCATTCCGGCTCGTAAGCAGGCCTAAATCCGCGGCCAAAGCCCTGGCTCATTGCTGCCTCGGTCAATGCAAGCTGACCACGGACGAACTGCAGCATCTCCAACGCCGCAGCGATCGTTGCCCTGGCATCGCCGTGGTAAAGGGCAAGAGCCGCGTCCACCGGATCAATCTCCGGTTCCTCAATGGCGATCTGTTTGGCGGTCAT